AATTTAAATATTGGACATCTTATAGAACAGAGTCTGGAATTGCACGAGGAATTGCCAACAAACTAGTTAATGGTCAGCATTATATAGATGATGCAGCACCATTTATTGTATACGAAAACAATATTCCTGCAAATAGAATTGTTTTAAAAATGCAAACAAATGTTGGGTCTGTAGATCTTGGACCATTTTCAAGTAAGGCAGGATCAATTCCAGATCGACTATATGGAAATGAGAACAAAACTACTCCATCAAAATGGAAAGTTCAATATTTAATAGATAATAATTGGATTGATATAATTTCTTTTACCTCTGCTTCTACTAGAAGAGACGGCACACAAATAATAAAAGAAGATGGATATGTAGAACTAGCATATGGATTAAAAGTACCAGATAAATATAAAGATGTTTTTATACGTGCAGAAGAATATAACAATATATCATTTCTACCAGAAAAATCTATAAACGGATATGCTTATTTGATTAAGGCAAACGACAATGATTTGGGAGAATATCATATATGGTTTAACGATCAATGGGAAATATTTTCGCCAGAATATGGGTGGTATCTAGAAGAAGAAACTGTAAGTAGATTGACAAATTTTGTTAATGATTTAACATCTCCAAACTCATTTATTTCTTCAACAGATGGTAAAAATATTTATCGTGAGTTTGAATATATAAAAGGAATAAGAGTTGTTGTTGACACAATGAATAAAACAAATTCTACATTTGATTTAATAGAAATGTCTCCAAGACTTGTTGTTGATATTTCGGATAAAACAACATTTTTTAATGTTAAAAAGTCTGCCTCAGATCTTGGAACAAGCGGTTTACCAGTAGGACAATTACTTGCTTCTGTAGGATCTCTAACTCTTTTTGATTATGACAACGCCTTTAATGAAAATAATAATTTGAGCATTATAAAAGATTACCTGAGCAATAACATACAAATAAAATTTTATGATATTGTAATTAATGTAAACGATTATGATTATTTAGTTCCAATAAAAACTATGTATTGTGAAGGTTTTCCAAAGTATAATCCAAATGATAGAAAAGTTTCTTTAGATCTTAGAGATTTATATTTTTATTTAGAATCAATAACCGCTCCAGAAATGCTAGTAACTAATGTATCTTTAAGTTATGCCGTATCGTTACTTTTAGATTCTATAGGTTTTTCTAATTATACTTTTAAAAGAGTTAACGGAGAGAAAGAATTAGTTATACCATTTTTCTATATATCACCAGATAAAAGCGTTGCAGAAGTATTATCAGATCTTGCAGTATCTACACAGACAGCAATGTTTTTTGACGAATATAATAATTTTGTTATGATGAGTAAAAACTATATGCTTCCATCAAACGATGAAAGAGAAACGTCTTATGTATTTTATGGATCAAACGACTTTGTTGATAATGGAGTAGTTGAAAACGCAAATAAAAATACTAAGTTAACAAATATAGTTGATATTGCATCAACAGATAAAAATATTTTTAATGATGGAAAAATTACATATAACTCTAGATATATTCAAAGGTCATATGGAACAATTAAACAGGCAAGTATGGTTGATAATGAAGCAGCAGCAAAAAATTGGATATATAAGCCAGCATTGCTTTGGGAAGTTACAGGAGACCAAACTCTTAGATCCATAAATGGCGAAGTATCAAATCAGTCTTCGTATAGCCTCTCCGCAATTCCGCTAAACTCTGACCTTTCTTCTGAAGTACCTACAGTTATTAATAATACTTTAAAAAATAATATAATTGATTTAGGTGAAGCAGTGTACTGGCTAGGAAGACATTCTGGATATTTTTATGCTAATGGAGAAATTATTAGATTTGATGCAGTTCAATACAGCATACCTGGATCAGAAAAATATATAATTACTGAAGATAATAATGGAAAGCCAATTTTTTCTACACAAACAGTCGGGGCTATTGGAAATGTTTGGATTAGCAATAATCAAGAATATCAAGACTATATGTCTAAACTAACATTTAATGGAAAGATTTATCCTACAGGATTGGTTAGAATATATTCAGAACCTAAGTACGAAGAAGTAAATGGAATCACGCTTATGAAAAATGGAGATGTTGTAAGACATGGTCGTGGACAATTTGGAACTCCAATACTTAGCCATAAGGCTGGTCTAGACAACTATTGGTCAAACAATACATATGTTCGTGGTATAGAAATGCAAAGCCAATATCTTTTTGGATTAGGGCAAGATTTAGAAATTCCAATAGATATAATCGATGGCCCTGCAGGAATTAGTAATACTAGGGCAAGAGAAAATACAAGAACTGGAGTTATCAAAAACTTCTTATCAAATTCTTATACAAAAGAAACTCAGAATAATACAATTAAATCTACACAGGTAGGCTCAGTTCAATCTTCAGCCTTAGTAATGAGTGGTCCGTCTTTTAGTACAACTGATACACCAATTAATTTTATTTCTTATCAATATAAGGCACTAGACAATAAGTTTAGGCATTTTGGAACAAGAATGAGAATTGTTGGAAAGATTGAAGCAAGTGAGACTATTGGTCAAACACCAATTAATGCAACTCCATACTATGTTCTTCCAGGAAGTCAGCCAAGTCAAAGACTAAACATATCTGGAGGATCTGGAGGTTTAGCGGTTCTCTTAAATCCAGATACAAATATTGGGTATTATTTTGAAATTATTTCTTTAACTGAAAAAAATGTCAGTGAGTATTCTTCTGAGTCAGAAAACTTACATAATATAATTTTTTATAAGGTTATGTCTGATTCTGAGCAAAAAGCAATACCAGTAAAACTTTGGGGTGGATTTGGTAATATTATTGTAGATGATGGAAAATTTACTGGACAATCAAGAATAATTGGAGAAGAAAATCCTACAGTTTATGATTTGGCTGTTGAGTATCAAGACATAGGATCAATTAGAAGATTTTATTTATATATAAACAATAAACTAATTAAAATTGTTGATGACAACTCGCCACTACCAACATATAACAATATGGCATTATTTGTGCGTGGAGGATCTAAATGTATGTTTGAAAATATTTATGCATTAACCAATAATTATAGTCAAAATACATCATTTGCCTTAGATACACCAGTCGCAGCAGCATTTGGAGATGATGAAATTAATGCCAATGAATCATTTAGAAAATACGCAATGTCTGGGATTATTCAATCAACTTACTTATCTGGCATAAGCGCAGCACAGCCACCAAAATTTAATATTTATTTTGATGAATTCGGTACAATTATGAGAGAGGCAGCATATATGAAGGTGAGATATGACAAGGCATATCCAGCACTTTATGCACAACTCTCTCCAACTTTTAATAGAATAAAAGGCTATACTGTGTCTGGATTTAGGGCGGGATCTTATGGGGCAGAATTTTTAATATTTAATTCTACAGATACAGCATTAAATCTTGATGAAACTAGCGGAAATTATTTAAGAATTCAAGGAATAACCTTTACACAACAATCTCAAAATGAATTAAGTGTTGACAATTATTTTGTAAAAAATAGCAATTTGTCTGATCCAACAATAGGAAAAGACGGACTAATTATATCTCCACTAAGGTCACAACAAGATTATGATAAAATAAAAACTAGTAGATTAACATACGGTAAAAAAGAATTTTCTTTACAGCCATCATATATTCAAACTGAAGATGATGCAAGAGAACTAATGTCATGGATTATTAATAAAGTAATGAAGCCAAGAAGATCTGTTGGTATGAAGATTTTTAGCACACCAATAGTACAACTTGGAGATATTGTTGCTATTGACTATAAAGATGAAAACAACCAAAATCTTGTATCTTCAGAAAATAGCAGGTTCGTAGTATATAATATAGACTATCAAAAAGATTCTAGTGGTCCAATAATGACTCTTTTTATGAGTGAGGTGTAATATGGCATATTTTGACTCAAGCGGTAAAATTGTCTATGATGACTATCCTGCAACTCCTGATGTAAACATGACTTGGAAACCAGGAACATTAATTCCAAGTGAGGAAGCCCTTAATTCATATCTAGACTCAATTACAGGTCTTAATGCTACTCCAGACAACCCAGATATAATTGCAAGTGTTCAGGCAAATTCTTCAGATGTTAAGCCAGCAACTCCAGATATTATCTTATTTAATGATGATGTAGTGCCTATAGAAATAATGACAGATCTTATTTTTGAAAATATTGGAGGTCAAGAATTAATTAATATCACAAGATCAGAACTAATAAATGGTCAAGATGTACTTTATCAGCCCATCAAAAATCTTAGTAGTGTTTATTTTCAGTATAACCCTCAAAATATTTTAGCACTTCAGGATATTGACATAAATTATTTTAAAAAGTTTCCTATTAATTTTAATTCAAAAGTACCAGAGTGTGGAACGGGTCCAGATTGCTCAATAGTTTATATAGACCCAGAAACTGGAGACTTGGTTATAAATGTTATAAACCTAGCAAATGATGAACAGGTAGAGGTTTCAATAATATCAGATGGAATAGTATTAGATGATACAATATATGAGGTGAATTTATGATAACAAATATAGGTAAAAATATTTTAGCAAAGTATCTTATTGGCCAGGCTCCAGCATATGCATCATATGTTGCAATTGGTTGCGGAGCAAAGCCTATACCCACTAATCAAACTTTTGGAGATTATTCAGAAAAGCAGGCATTAGATTTTGAAATGTTTCGTGTGCCAATTACTTCAAGGGGATATGTTAATGACTCTGGAGTTAATAAAATTGTATTAACAGCAGAACTGCCAACAGATGAAAGATATGAAATATCAGAGGTCGGAATTTTTTCTGCTGGATCAAACCCATCTGCTGGAGCATACGATAGTCGTTCTTTGTTTGCCTTTACTGTAAATGAGAACTGGGAATATCATACGGATGATACAGCAGTTGCCCTTCCAATCATATACGAACCATTAGACGGCACTTTAGAGGATGGAAATATAAATCAAACAGATTTAGTATTTCAGACAAACTCAGATAATAGACTATTTACTAACACAGATAGAATTGCAAGATATGAACGTGCTAGATTTTTTAATAATATTGTAATGATGCGAGGAGATACATCAGAACTCAACCTATCTGGCGATCATTTAGAGATAGGAACAAATACAAACCATATTCACCTACTTGGAACTGGCTTAGATTTTAATAAAAATGCTCCAACAGATCAAATAAAGTTAGCATTTAGTATTATAAATAAAGATCCAGATCCATCAATAGTGCCAGATGAGGTTAGAATTCTTTTAGAATTTGCAGAAGATGACAGTGTCAACCCTATAGATAAACAGTGGGCACGTTTTGAGATAGTAATGTCTGCTAATGATTATGATTTTACAAATAATAGATATTATGTAATAACTAAAGAACTACAAGAACTTTATAAAAGTACTGGTTTCACATGGAATAATGTAAGTATTGTTAAAATATATAGTAATGTAATTAACGGTGGAAATTCATCTTCAGATTTTTATATAGGTTTAGATGCTATAAGATTTGAAAATGTTTCAACTACAAATCCAGTTTACGGTTTAACTGGATACACTGTATTAAAAAATACAAATGCAGAAACAATTATAAAAGCAGCAAACACTACTAATTATATAGAGTTTAGATTTGCTATGGATGTACAATAATGCCAACACCAGATAGAGGAATTAAAAAAATAATTATCTCAAAAGATAAATTGCCTGGATTTTTTGGAGACAATAGACAATATGTATTAAAATATAGATTTATATCTGAGGATAAAAATAGAACCTCACACTGGTCTCCAGTTTATAAAATTATTGCAGAAGACACGCCATCAGAAATATTAAATAGTATGATTATTGACACAGAAAATAGGGTGGTTAACTTAGCCTGGGAGCCACAACCAAATATTGAAGAATATTATATTTATATTAGATGGAATAACGGTGGATGGCAATATTATACAAAA